ATACCTCCTGGGATGGCGCCCTGCCGACAGGCAAGGGCACGATCCGGGAAGCCGGCGACCTTGGCATCCTCGAGGGCGCGTTCTTCATGGAGACGGATCAGGGCCGGAACACGTATCACACCGTCAAGGCGATGGCGGACCTCCAGGAGTGGAGCTACGGCTATCGCGTCCTGCCGCCGTCCGGCCCCGAGGTCTTCAACGGGCAGGCGATCCGAGCACTTCGCAAGCTCGACGTCGATGAGGTCTCGCCCGTCCTCAAAGGTGCCGGAGTCGGCACCACCACACTCGCGATCAAGAGCGGAGCCCCGGTTTCCGGGGCCTCGTATGCCGAACAGATCCTCTGGTACTCCGAGGGCCTGCCGGCGCTGCTCGATCGGTTCAAGGGCCACGCCGCCGCTCGCGCCTCGGAGGGCCGCAAGCTCTCCTGCTCGGACCGCGCGGCGCTGGAAGAGCTCGTCGAGACGCTCGACGGGCAACTCGCCACGGCCCGCGAACTGCTCACGGAACCCGCGAAGTCGATGGACGCCGTGACGCTCGACGTCCTGCTTCGCACCGCGCAACGGCTGGGCGTTCCCGTCTAGCCCCCTCCCGTCCACGCAGCCCCCGAGCCCCGGAAACCCCGGGGCTTCTTCATGTCCAGGAGTACCGAATGGCAACCGCAGCCGAGCTGGCGATCCAGCTCACGACCAAGCGCCAGGAGCACACCGCCTTCCTGGCCTCGTTCAAGAAGGACGGCGGGTACGACATGCCGGCCGACAAGGTCGACGAGTTCCACCGCCGCAACGACGAGCTCAGCGAGCTCCAGAAGTCCTGGGAGACCGCGATCGAGGTCGAGAAGTCGGCCGAGGTCAACGCCGCCAAGCTCGCCCCGCAGGGCACGATCGCCGCCAACAAGGGCGGAGAAGAGCAGCCCGAGATCAAGGACGGCCGGATCAAGGATGCTGACGGGCTCGACCGGGCCTTCAAGGCCGCCTTCGAGCAGCACGCTCCGGCACTCAAGGCGATGGCTAACGGTGCCGACGGGAAGGTTCGCTTCGAGCTGCCCGTCGAGGCCAAGACCCTCGTCACCCTCACCGATCACTATCCGCCTGCCACTCGGCTGCCGACGACCGGCATGGCGAACTACTACGGCGACGTCGAGAGCCTGTTCCAGCACGGCACCACCGGCTCGAACAACGTCGAGTATTTCATCAAGACCACGAACACGACCAATGCCGCGACCCGGGCTGAGGGTACGGCCGTCACCGATTCGGCCTACGTGTGGACGAAGTACACCGACGAGGTCGAGATCGTCCAGGCGTGGATTCCGGTCACTCGGGCCTTCCTCGCCGATAACGATGGGATGCAGTCTCTCGTCACGGGGGACCTTCTCTACGAACTCCAGGCCGAGGTCAACCAGCAGATCCTCTCGGGCACCGGCACGACGCCGCAGCTCTGGGGCGTCTTCATCCGCACCGGCTTCAAGACGCAGGCCAAGGGCACCGATCCGGCCTTCGACGCGATCGGCAAGGCGATTCTCAAGGTTCAGGTGACCGGCGACTCGACGCCCGACGGGATCGTCATGCATCCAACCGACTGGTGGAACCTCCGCCTGACTCGGACCACGGACGGCATCTACATCCTGGGCAACCCGGCCGATACCGGCACGCTCCAGATGTGGGGCCTCCCGGTTCGCCTCTCGACGGGCATCGGCTCGGCTGGCACCGCCGGCGTGGCGGCGTTCCGCCCCTACGCCCAGATCTGGGAGAACGGCGGCGTCGAGGTCGAGGCATCGTCCGAGCACTCGACGTACTTCACCGAGCGCAAGACCGCGATCGCGGTCAGTCGTCGGCTGGCAGCCGTGTCGACGCGGCCTTCGTCGGCCTGCACGGTCACGGGCCTCTAGAAGCGGCGTAAGGCCGAGAAAGGAGACCCAACATGCCTGTCATCTCTGGCGGGATCGTCGGACAGCCCGGCCGCATTCTCTTCGAGGAAGTCACGTACACCGAGGCGGGCGCAGCCGGTACGTACACCGGCACCGTCACCGTCCCGGGCAACTCGTGGCTGCTCGATATCAAGATCTGGAACGACGTCTACTGGGCGGCCGGCACCAGCGCCCTCATGGACGTGGGCGACGCCGCAACCGCGGACGGCTGGTTCACCCAGGTCAACCTCAAGGGCACCGACATCGTCGCTGGTGCCGAGGCCGAGGTCATCGACTTCAACAATCCGGGCGGCCAGGAGGGCGCGTACCTCGTGACCGCCACGGGCGAACGGGCCGAGATGTATTCCGCCTCCGCGCGGGTCATCACCGGCCTCGTGACCACCATCGGCACCACGTCCACCGCCGGGCGGACGCGGATGATGGTCATCTACACCGACCCGACCGTGCCGACCGTTGCCACCTACGCGGCGACGTAAGCCATGTCCACTCCCGGAACCTCCCTGTACGTCAACGCGGATTGGTCGGCCCTCGTGCCGGTCAACTCGCCGGAAGCCGCCTTCGGCCTGACGGTCGAAGAGGCCAAGCGGCGCGGGCTGCTCCCGGCCGAGGGCGAGACGTTCGCTCCCGCCGAGACGATCAGCAGCGCCAACGTCGAGCCGGAGCCAGAGGCCGACCCGGAGCCGGAGGAAAAGCAGGCTCCGACACCCGCCAACAAGGCGGCTCGCAAGCCCGCCAACAAGTAGCCCTGCGCCCCGGCCGCTTCCTTCCGGTCGGGGCGCGCCCCTCGCCAACGCCAACGAAAGGGGTAACTCCTCATGTCCAACGAAGACGCCCGGCTCATCGGGTTCCAGCGCGGCGGATCGGCGGCCGACCAGTTCCGCTTCCTCCGCAGCAACAGTGAGCAGGAGCTGCTCGCGAGCCAGGGCCTCCCGCCCTACACCGAGCTCTCGCGGCGCGGTCGGGGCTGGCAGGTCATGGACACCTCGGCGACGGCCGCCGTCGTCGTCCGCCCCTCCACCGTCGCCGGCTTGACCGTCTACAACGGCGAGACTGGCGCGACCGCGAAGTCCTACGTCATCGACCGTGTCGGGGCGTTCAACCTCGTGACCACGGCCGCCCTCTCCGACTGGTCCATCTGGGCCTGCATCCACCCCGCCGGCATGACGGCCCCGACCGCGGACATCACCGCGATCAAGGGCATGAACGGCGGTACCTACGCCGGCTCGGCCATCGTCGATACCGGCGCGACGGTTGTCGATAACGGCTGGTTCCCGGTCGGCGGCGGTCACGTCATCCACGGCGTCGGCGTGACGCCGGGCACGGCGAGCGTCGTCGAGATCGGCGGCCGGCTGATCGTCCCCGCGACGGGGGCCCTCTCGATCAACGTCGTCGCCTCGATCACCGGCCTGACGTTCACCCACTTCATCAGCTGGTACGAGGTCGAGCTGGATCTCGACTAGTCCCTCTCCGGCGCCCGCTGTCCCCCGGCGGCGGGCGCCACTCCCCTACCTGAGGTGGCAAGATGGCCGCTGGTACCTGGACCTTCACGAACGCCGCGCGGACGAACCTGCTCGATGGGACGGTGCCGATCGCGTCGGGGACGTTCAAGTGCGCGCTGTTCCTCTCGACCTCAAACCTCGGGGCGGCCTCGACGACCTACGCTGGGGTCACGAACGAGCACGCGAACGCGAACGGCTACACGACCGGCGGCCTCGCCGTTGATCTGACCCTCGCGGGGACGACGACGGTCACCGCGGACATCGCGACCGATCCCGTCTGGACGGCCTCGGGCGGTAGCATCGTCGCCCGGTTTGCCGCGATCTACGAGGTCGGGGCCGACGTCCTCTGCTACTGCCTGCTCGACTCGACGCCGGCCGACGTGACAGCGACGACGGGGAACACTCTGACCGTCGCGGCCAATGCAAGCGGAGTCTTCACTTTGGCATGACGCTGGCTGGCTGCGGAGCCGTCGATGGTCATTGCTGCTGGATCGCCGGCACCGTCTGCTCGTTCCTGCGAGATGACGGCGATGCGGCTCGGCGATGGGTCTGCACCCTCCGTGAACGGCTCGGCTCATGGGAGGCCGTTCATGCTGATCCCGGCTATCTTGAGCGCGTCGCGCCGACCCTCCGCGCCGGCGGCCAGGTTGACTGTGGCGACTGGCCGGGGCCGGGCGTCACCTGCGGCGAGTGCGGGGTGAGCGGCGATGGCTGATCTCGGCACACTCCGGCCGGGCGCGAGCGCATATACGCCCACCGGCTTTACGATCTTCGACATCCTCGGCGGTGCCACCACCCTGGCGGATGACAGTGACGGCACCAGCGTTGGCGTCAATACCAATGCAACCGGCCAGTACGCCAGAGCCTATAGTCTGGCTGACACCCCGATCGACCTCTCGGCGATGGCGACCCTCGCCGCCCGGCTCCGCTATGCCTGGTCGGCGACGCCGTCGGTCACGACCTGGAATCTCCTCGCCGCTCGTATCCTGACCGGAGATGGCGGGACGGTCCTCGCGGCGGCCGATTCTGGTGGAGGTTGGCAGACTATCGCGTCGTCGATCACGACCACGACGCCGACGACCTCGTCAGACATCAGTTTCGATTACGTCGATACGAGTGCATCCAAGGCGGATTGGGACGGCGCCGAGCTGGAGCTCCGGATCGACCGCACCCGCACCAAGGGAGGCGAGACAACAGCGCAGCTCGTCTTTGAGGCCTGGTTCACCGGCACGTACACGGCCGAAGCCGCCGGCAACATCACCATCACCCCGGGCACCGCCAGCCTGACGACGACGCCCCAGGCGCCAACGGTCACGGCCAGTGACCACAAGACAGTCACAGCGGCCGCCGCCGCCTTGGCGTTGACCGCTCAGATACCGAACGTCCGGCTGGGCATCAACGTCATCCCGAGCACCGCGAGCCTCGGCCTCACGGCCTTCGCGCCAACGGCCATGCTCAGCGACCACCAACTCGTCACGCCGGCTGTTGCAGCCCTCAGCTTGACGCCCTACGCGCCGGACGTCACGGGTGACGCCGGGCTCACGGTCACGCCGGACACCGCGAGCCTGGCCCTCACGACCTTCGCCCCGGCTGTAGCCGCCTCGGATCACCAGACCGTGACCCCAGGCACGGCCAGCCTCGTCACCGCGGGCTTCGCCCCGACCGTCGCGGTCACGGATCACCAACTCGTCACACCAGGCACGCTGGCCTTGGGGATGACGGCCTTCGCACCCGACATCGTCATCAGCGATCACAAGCTCGTCACCCCCGACCCGGCGGCGCTCACGCTCTCGACATTCGCGCCCACCGTCACCGGCGGCGCGGGCCTGACGGTCACCCCCGGCACAGCGACCATCAACCTGACGGCGTTCGCGCCGGACGTGGTCCTGACCGATCACAAGCTCGTCACGCCAGACCCGGCGAGTCTCGTTGTCAGTGTCTTCGCCCCGACTGTCGGGGTATCGGATCACATCGTTGTGACGCCGGGCATCGTGGCCCTCAACCTCGCGACCTTCGCGCCGACCGTAACCGCCGGCGTCGCATCCCTCCTCGTCGGGGGCTGGCCTCCGACCATTCGCGCATTCCATCCGCTGGCGATCATCGAGATCACGGCGGCCCCTCGCCCGATCGTCATGGCCTATCACCCCCGACCCGAGGTCTCCTGACTGATGGCGAATGCGATCCGACTCACGCTGCCAGTACGGACC